CTGGCGCAAACAATGTCGCGTCTAACTCGATTGCATATGACAACTATGTAAACTTCAAGTACTTCGCATTGAAGATTGTGATGATTTCTTCGAACACAACTAAGGTGCCGCGAGTACGCAACTTGAGAGGCATCGCAATGCCTTCACTACTATGACAGAGACAGTCAAAGTAAAGGATTCTCCGGAACTGGTGCGCGACATCAGTTCCAGAGCAATTCTAAATACTGACAAGAAAGGGTTGCAGAATTACAATATGCAACGCCAGAAAATTCTTGACCAAAAGAAAGAACAACAACTCGTAAAAACCCGTCTGGACAATATTGAAAACCAGATGTCCGAAATCAAAGAACTAATGCGTGAACTGCTACTAAGGTCTACAAATGGCGATTAATCAAATTACAACGGCAAACACTTTTACACAGTGGGTCGATGCCACAAGAGCATTGATTGTGACTGCAAATGCACTGACAAACGGTGTTCAATTCGGTCAAAGATTCTCGATGAACACCGCTATCGAAATCGATGGTGTCGGTGCATTCTTGGATGTCAAGACAAATGCACACATCGAAGTGTTGAGTGCGAATTCCGTAAACATCAACGGCGCGCCACTTCTAGTATTCTCGACAATCACTGTTCCCGGACAATCGAACATTGTAGCAAACAGTCCTTCGGGCTCGTTGAAAATTGCTAACGGTTACGGTGTCAACATCGAAACAAACGCGGCAAACGACACAATCACATTCTCTGTTCCACAAGACTACGCAATCGGTTACACCGGTTCTGCGGGTCCTGCCGGTTCTCAAGGTGCAACTGGTTTCACAGGTTCTGCCGGCACAAATGGTTCAGCTGGTGCCACCGGTTTCACAGGCTCAAAAGGTGATATCGGTTACACTGGTTCGAAAGGTGACACAGGATTGACCGGTAGTGTTGGTTTCACGGGTTCACAAGGTGATGCCGGTGCCGCAGGTGCAACAGGATTCACCGGTTCCGCGGGTTCGGGTTATCTTGGTATTCCGCAAAACAGACAAACAGCAGAATACACACTGGTCATTGGTGACTCAGGCAAACACATCAGCACAACTTCGAATGTTCGCGTACCGAACTCCGTGTTTGCAAACGGTGATGCAATTACAATCTATAACAACTCATCATCACCAATTCGTCTGATTGAAAACTCCAACACAACTATCCGTTTGGCAGGAACAAATCAGACAGGTAGCAGAAATATTGCCAACTACGGATTGGTAACCATCATTTGCGTTGATTCGGCGGCAAGACCGAATGTGTTCGTAGCATCAGGTGTAGGTCTGTACTAATGGCAAACATGATTCAAGGCCTGATAGGATCCACGGGCTACGAACCGTTTACTATCGTGCCATTTATTCAAAGTGTATTTTCCGACCCGCCAGATTGTTTTGACGGCATTTACGGATATCAGCGAAGCACATACGGAACAGTTAATGGTTTGACAACCGGCGCAAGATACAGAAGTTATTTGATTGAAACTCTTGTTGAAATTGAAGATAATGAATATGTTGACACATCGGGCGGTTCGTGTTCGATTTTTCCGCCCTATGTCAGTTTTGCACTAAGAGGAACCGGCGACATCACTGGTTTGGTCACACGAAACTTTTTTTCGCGAATTGAATTCTATTCAGGAACAGTATTGGGTAATACTCTTAGTGTTACCGATTTTGATGATTTTGTTGTTTTGAGTGATGTCGCAACATGGACCGCAACAAACACTTCTTTCGGAACAACCTTCGATAGTTTCCGCATCTACTACTAAATAGACAACTATGGCATTTTATTCAGAACTTACAATTGAGCAGAACGCAACATTCAGTACAACAGTGAATGTTTACGACACTCAGGGTGATGCAATCCCGCTGGGTGACTATACTGCGGCCGCACAAATGAGAAAGTCACCATACTCGGTGACTGCTACAAGTTTCATTGTCGAAACAACCAACACTGTTGGTGAATTAATCCTTACAATGGATTCTGCCAATACTGCCAATCTTTCTCCGGGCCGTTATTTGTACGACTTGAATATCACATCAAACACCGGCATCGTTACCCGCGTGGTCGAAGGCATCGTTACTGTCACCGCAGGAATCACACGATAATGCCTATTGGTTCTGTCACAATTACCCAAAACGACATCGGTAAGGTCACAGTACAACAACCAAAACAATCATCGGTTGTTGCGCCCGGTTTTGACCCCGATGTACAGATTTACATGGGTGATATTCTTGATGTTGACGATTCAACCTTACAAAATGGATACACACTTGTCTATAATGCAACCACAGGCAAGTACGAAACCAAAGCGATTGACGAACTTGCTGTTGCCAACATCTTTGGCGGCACTTTTTAACTCACTTTCTTGAAGTGGTAATCGCCGTCTGGACCATTGTCCGAGAACGCACCTGTTCCAACCATCTTGTAACCAATCTTCTCTAGGTAAGCAATCACCTCATCTTTCAGTGGTGCGCCTTTGTTGTATTCGATGTGTTGCATTTCAAGAATGATGTCTTCACACTCACTCAAAATATCACCTGCACCTTTCAGAATGTCCAATTCGGCACCCTGAACATCCATTTTAATCAGATTAGGTTTCGGCCATTTCGCAACATCGACTGCTCGTTTCAGCGTGACCTTTGGCATTGTTTTCTTGTTAGCTTCACTGAAAATCAGGTCTGCATTTACGCTTGCTTCTGAATTTTCTTTGTAGTAAGAGTTGCCGCCCGGCTGCAACTGATTTTCATAGAACTCGACCGTGCCGAAATCAGAATCACTCAATGCACCGATGCAGTACGGAATTCCCGCTTCTGCAAAGATAGGACCTGCGGCTTCCATTGCATCAAACGCAAAGTAGTTTGCAGTTGGCCAGACATCTTTTGCTTTTTTGGTCCAGTGCAGTACACAAGCACCAATGTCATAAATGACTTTTGGTTTGATGTTCATAGCATACAAGTAATCAATGTGTTCTTGTGGTACCAAGTCCTGTTTCGACAATTCTTTCAGATGATTGGTGATGGCTTCCGAAATCACAGGTGGTGAGTATGTTTCCACCGACTGCGGTACATGAGTTGGTGGCGTCACCAGAAATTGTGTTGCACCGATGTGTCTGCAAATAATCGAGGTATCTGCATAGATTTTGAATCCTTTTTCGCGAGCCTTCGTACAGAAATACACATCTTCTGAAATCGTATCATTGTGATTCAATGCAGACTTATAGACGAACTGCGGATAACCAATGGCACGAATGACTTCCGATTTGACGAGTACGCAACCGAATCCGCAACCATCGACCTCGACAAGACCTTTGCCATAGATGTCTTCATATGGAATATTGCCTTGTCCTGCGCGATACAATTCCAGAATGTGTTGACCGGGTTTTCTCTGAATGTACAGACCAGTCACCATATCCTTATCGTGTTGCAACATTTTGACCAATGTATCTTTTTCAAACGCGATGTCACTGTCAACAGAGAACAGGTAATCATATCGTTCTGCCCAACTTGCGATTAGATTGCGAACTTGGTCGATGTTGTAACCATAGAAACATTGGAAGTCCACTTCATACCCATCAGGAACAATCATGTCATAAATGGATTTGAAAGTTTCAGATTCAATGTACTTTGCGGTCGGAATACCAATCAGTATTGTTTTCTTTCTCGATGCAGATGATTCACTTTTTTGGGGCAACATAATAGTAGTGTTTCTCCTTGTAGCCTCATGAGCATTTTTTGTTTGCTCGTGGCTGTTAATTTTATAGTCATTCAGTGGATTCATGTCGTTATACACATAGACAATTCGTGAGACAGTGCGGATATCTTTCGCTTGCTCGATGATGTTGTAGAAAGTCGCGACATCACCGCCCGCGCGGAACCATTCTCCGTTTTCATCTTTGAAAACTTGGTTATTCAAGTTATCTAGTAGATTCTTCCTGAAGGTTCTCAGATGAGTGTATGGAATGCCCCAGTTGAATTTGTGTTCACGGAACTTGCGCGAATCCAAGACCTCTTGCGGATAAGGTTGTGCAACCAGAGGAATATTATCTGCCAGTGACCAGCACGAACCATAAGTGTATTCTGCGCCATCGGCATACTGATTGTTATAGAAGTCTAGAATATCATTGTCATGGAACAACCAATCGTCACCATCCAGAAGCATGATAATATCATCACCTTTCAACGCACGGATTGTTTCGATTTGATTTCGCACCGCACCTTGATTGACATAATTCTTTTTCAGAATGAACTTGTCGCGAAGTTTCTCGGGCAAAGAATCGATGGTGTTTTTGGCAATCTCGTATGAATTGTCGGTACTGGCATCATCAATCAACCAGTGTGTATAGTTGTTATAGTCTTGTGATGCAACGGAAAGAATACACTTCTCGATATAATCCGCCGCATTATAGAACGGACTGACAATCGAAATGTGTTGTTCGGATCCAGATTTTGGTTCTGCCCATTCCTCAGGATTTGAGAATCGGCGACCAAATGATTTGTGTACCTTGAAGTTGATTTGTTTGACTTTTCGATACTCATCAACACTCAGATGCAATTTCAGTTTCTTGTACAGGTGTTGTTTCCATTGCAGTGCAACAGAATCCCAACCCGCAATGTCTTTGATGATATTGCAGTAGTACATTTTCTGTTGGTGCAGATATGGATTGTTGTATGCCTTAACAACCATTTCCACAAACTTGTCGACCTGTTCCGCACGATTGATATTCGGGAACAGACTGTTAGGTTCGATAGCATAGTCGATGAAATACGATGCTTGTTCCAGACCAGTTTCTTCGACCGCACCAAATCGGCACGATAGTAATGGAGTATTGTGAATCAGTGCTTCGACAGATGAAATACCGAATGTTTCGGGGAAAGCACCGGGAAAAATGAAGTACGAAGCATCGGCAAGAATGCCGGCAATTTCTTTTTGTTTGATGATGCCAGTGAATTCAATTCCAAGTTCTTTATTGACTGGTCGTTTGTATAATTCCCAGAATTTGTTTTCTTGTTCGTCAGGTCCAAGTTCCTCACGGAAGCGATAGAATCCACCGATGATTTTCAGTTTGGCATCAGGAATTCTTTCCTTGACTTTTGGCCAGATTTCTTCGACAAGTGGAATCATACCCTTGGTTACAGATGCATTATATACAAACAGGTTCTTGTCTTTCTTGGAGATGTCCACATTCTTGATGTGTTGCACTGCTCCGTTGCGTGTGATAAATACCTTATTCTTCAAGACTTCAAAGTTTCTGCGAGCTCCGTGGTCGCAGTTGGTAATATACGAGGTGTGAAAATCTGACAAAGTAAACAACTCATCGAAGTCACCATTCATTGCGTGTTCTTCGAGCAACCAATCGCCGGTACAGAAGGTGTCGTGTAACCAAACGATTTTGTGTTTTGCGTGTTTCTTGATTTGCATGAAAACACTCGGTGGGTAATTTACCAGACCGTGATATTTTTCTTGCAGAAAGGGAATAATGGTTCGTGACGAAATCACGATGTCGAATTTGTAGTCATTGGGTTCATGCAAACGCTTGAGGTCTACGAATTTCACCCCATCAAAAACACCTTCGGTCGATTCTTTGTCGTTGGCGTTGTTCAAAACGGTAACATCAAAACCGAGTTTCGCCAGTTCTTTTGACATCAGAATCACAGCAGATTCCGAACCACCTAGACCGCGCTTGGAGAGCGTGTCGCCGTCATAAGTTAGACCAATAACATCAATGATACCAATAGTTTGCATAAAACAATCACCTAAATAAAAGAAAACACAGAAAGAGATAAATACTCTGTTATTTATTATACACCATTCCGCTCTAGAAGTAAAGAGATTTCATGGCAAATACGAACACAACTATTCAGATTAAACACTCATTGACTTCCGGTAATGTACCGGCAAGTCTTGCCAATGGTGAGATTGCCATTAATACCGCAGATGGTGTCCTGTTCTATCAGGATCCGGCGGGCAATGTCAAGACATTCAAATCTGGCGCCGGTGCAAATGCCTCTATTTCTGCACCACTCAATCCTACCGCAGACCAACTTTGGTGGAACTCAGAAGAAGGTTCACTCAAGATATGGTATATCGACCCAAGCGGTGACGGCCAGTGGGTTGATACTAATGGCGGCGCACAAGGCATACAAGGTTTTACCGGTTCGATTGGTTTCACCGGTTCGCAAGGTGCGGGATTTACTGGTTCACAAGGCGACACAGGTTTCACAGGTTCAATCGGTTTCACCGGTTCGAAAGGTGATGCAGGCGCCACCGGATTTACTGGTTCTCAAGGCACAATAGGATACACTGGTTCGAAAGGTCAAGACGGCATTATTGGCGTTGACGGATTTACCGGCAGTGTTGGTTTCACCGGCTCTCAAGGCAATATCGGTTTCACCGGTTCACAAGGCAATCAAGGTTACACTGGTTCTGTTGGTTTCGTTGGTTCGAAAGGCGATACAGGATTTACCGGTTCGCAAGGCGCAGGATTTACCGGTTCAAGAGGTGATACTGGTTTTGCCGGTTCACAAGGCAATATCGGATTTACTGGTTCGCAAGGTAATCAAGGTTACACCGGTTCTGTTGGTTTCACAGGCAGTTTGGGTGGATTAGGTTTCACTGGTTCGATTGGATTCACCGGCAGTAAAGGTGATACAGGCGCAACAGGATTTACTGGTAGCGTAGGATTCACCGGCAGTAAAGGTGATACAGGCACAACTGGTTTCACCGGCAGTGTAGGATTTACCGGTTCGAAAGGTGACACAGGCACAACAGGATTTACTGGTTCAGTAGGATTCACCGGCAGTAAAGGTGATATCGGATTTACTGGTTCACAAGGCACGACAGGTTTTGCCGGTTCGCAAGGTGTTATTGGTTACACTGGTTCACAAGGCAATCAAGGATATACAGGTTCAGTAGGATTCACAGGTAGTGCCGGTGGATTAGGTTTCACTGGTTCTGTTGGTTTCACCGGTTCAAGAGGTACAACTGGTTTCACTGGTTCAATCGGCACAACAGGATTTACTGGCAGTGTAGGATTTACTGGTTCTCAAGGTGCAACAGGATTCACAGGTTCGATTGGTACAACTGGATTTACTGGTAGCGTAGGATTCACCGGTTCAAAAGGTGATACCGGCACAACAGGATTTACTGGTAGTGTTGGTTTCACTGGTTCTCAAGGTGTCATTGGTTACACTGGTTCTCAGGCAGAAGCCGAATCACTAATCGCCGCACACGTTGCCGCGGCAGACCCGCACACACAATACACCACAGTTCAAGAAATCGCCACTATCAGCGGCGACTTGCATGGTGTCGTGAACAGAAGTGAATCTCAAATCTACTTTGATGATGCTAATGCCACAATCACCATCGCACCAACAGGTTCGTCATGGGATTTCTATTACCACGGTAATCTGATAACTGTAAGCACAAACTTGAGTGTGCAACTCGCTAACACATCGGGTGCTCGATTTGTTCGAATCTCACCAGACGGCACATCACTTGTAGAAGGTGGTGCTGTTCCTGACTTTGCCAACGATGTGATTCTTGCTTACATTTACTACAATACAGATGCCGATAAATCAATTGTTGTTGGTGACGAAAGACACGGATCCAAGCGCGACACCACATGGCACACCGCTCAACACTTGAATGTCGGTACGGTCTGGCGTTCTGGTGGTTCACTGTCATATACTCTTGCTGATAGTGCGAACATTCAAATTGGTGTTGGCACACCACTCGTTATTGCTGACGAAGACCTCATACACAGCATTCAACATTCCGCAAGTCCATCCGCAGACTATCAACAAATTCTGAACGGTGCGGCTTCTGTTGAAGTTCTGTATCTTGACGGTTCGTATTACAATGTAATTCCTGCAAACACCACACCTTGGGTTGCGGGTACTTCGCTTGCGCGATACAATGCAGTCGCGAATAATTCCGGCACACTTGTAGATGCTGATGATGGTGACTACATCACTTACTGGTTATTGGCGACAACAGACATCACCAGTCCAGTTAAGTTGGTCATGGGTCGAGCATCACACAACACGATTGATGCGGCTTATGCTGAAGAGTTCACTGAATATGGACTGTCATTTGCAGAACAGGTATTCATGTACCAAATCATTCTGCAAACCTCATCTGCTTTCACGAATACACCTAAGGTGCAGATTGCGGCAGTCAGAAGAGTCACAAGCAAATTAGCAACAAGTGCATCTTCGGTTTCGGCCGCAGAACACAACAATTTAACGGGCCGAGATACCTTTGATACACACCCAATAGGTGCAATCACAGGACTTCAAACTGCTCTCAATGCAAAACAAGACACACTTGTTTCGAATGTCAACATCAAAACAATTAATGGCGATACAATACTTGGTTCTGGTGACATTACAGCATTTGGTTATACTGGTTCAATAGGATTTACCGGTTCACAAGGCACAACTGGATTTACTGGTTCGAAAGGTGCAGACGGAACTATTGGTGTAGATGGTTTCACCGGTTCAGTCGGTTTCACCGGTTCAAAAGGCGATACTGGATTTACCGGTTCGATTGGCGCAACTGGATTCACCGGCAGTGTCGGTTTCACAGGCAGTAAAGGTGACACAGGCACAACAGGATTCACAGGCAGTGTTGGATTTACCGGTTCGCAAGGTGCAACTGGATTTACTGGCAGTGTTGGATTTACTGGTTCGCAAGGTGATATCGGTTACACTGGGTCACAAGGTGCCCAAGGTTATACAGGTTCAATTGGTATCACAGGATTCACCGGTTCTGTTGGATTCACTGGTTCACAAGGCACAACTGGTTTTACTGGTTCACTAGGATTTACTGGTAGCGTAGGATTTACCGGCAGTGTTGGTTTCACTGGTTCGAAAGGTGATACTGGATTTACAGGCAGTGTTGGATTTACCGGCAGTAAAGGTGATGTTGGTTTCACAGGCAGTGTTGGATTTACCGGTTCAGTAGGATTCACCGGTTCAAGAGGCGATACTGGATTTACTGGTAGCGTAGGATTCACCGGTTCAAAAGGTGATATTGGTTTTACTGGTTCTCAAGGTGCAACAGGATTCACAGGTTCGATTGGTGTAACCGGATTCACCGGCAGTGTTGGATTTACTGGTTCACAAGGCGCAACTGGTTTTACTGGTTCACTAGGATTTACGGGTTCACAAGGCGATATTGGTTTCACTGGTTCTCAAGGCACAACTGGATTTACCGGTTCAGTCGGATTCACCGGCAGTAAAGGTGATATTGGTTTTACTGGCAGTGTAGGATTTACCGGTTCACAAGGCACAACAGGTTTCACTGGTTCAGTAGGATTTACTGGTAGCGTAGGATTCACCGGTTCGGTCGGATTCACTGGTTCACAAGGCACAACTGGTTTCACCGGCAGTGTTGGATTCACAGGCAGTAAAGGTGATATTGGATTTACTGGTTCACAAGGCACAGGATTTACCGGTTCTGTTGGTTTCACTGGTTCTGCCGGTGCGGCCACTGCGGCTGGCTCTACTGGTCAAGTGCAATACAACAATGCAGGCGCTCTCGCGGGCGCATCCAATGTTTCAATCAGCGCCAATGGTAATTTGTTACTCGCACAGAACACAACAAAACCAAGTGCGCCGGCCGCAAACAATGTCACATTGTACGGCTTCAAGAGAGCTGGTTCAATTTGGATGGAATATCAGCGAGAAAATGGAAGAGAGATTAATCTTCAACCGCACATTGGTCTGAATGGTATTGGTTGGTGGGCACCGTCTTCTGGTACAACCGTCAACATCTTTGGTATTCCAAGAACAGGTGTTGGTACAGCATCACACCCAACACTTGCATCAACAAACTTACTGACACAGACACGAAGATGGCGCATGACATCGGCAGGTACAGCAAACTCGGCCGCAGAAGAGCGCGCGGCCGCAACTCTTATGTGGAGAGGTAACGCCGCCGGATTTGGTGGATTCACCAGTGTCAGACGCATTGCAACCACTACCGTTCCTGCACTAAGTCGTGCGTTCTTCGGTCTGACAGGCAGTACCGCTGCGCTATCAACATCATTGGCACTCACCGCACTGACAGACTGTGTTGGTATTGGTTTCACACAAGGTACCGACACCAACTGGCAAGTCTTTGTCAACGATAACGCCGGTTCTCCAACAAAGACAGATATGGGTGCGTCTTTCCCAGCGTCATCACTGACAAATTTACTGACACTAATCATCTATGCGCCGGTGAACGGAAGCTCAATTTGGGTTCGCGTTATCAACGAATCGAACGGTGCAATTTTCGAACAAGAGTACACTACAGATATTCCAGCATCAACCACATTCTTGACCGTAAGAAATTACATGAACAATGGTGGTACTGCTTCTGCTTGTGCATATGACTGTGCGCAACTTTACTTAGAAACAGATTATTAATCCATCGAATGGATTGTGAATAAATAAACAAACGAGAACAATAAATGTCTGCACTTAATTTCCCAGCCAATCCAACCGCAGGTGATACATGGACACAGAACGGTAAAACCTACCAGTTCAACGGTGTTTCGTGGATTAGCATTGCATCTGGTTTCACAGGGTCACTGGGTTACACAGGTTCAAAAGGTGATATCGGTTACACAGGTTCATCCGGACCTGCGGGTTCTCAAGGTGCGCTTGGTTACACTGGTTCAAAAGGTGACCTAGGATACACTGGTTCAAAAGGTGACTTAGGTTACACCGGTTCAAAAGGCGATACAGGATTTACCGGCAGTAAAGGCGACATCGGTTTTACTGGTTCGCAAGGTGCCGTTGGTTATACTGGTTCAGTAGGATTCACCGGTTCAAAAGGCGATACTGGTTTCACCGGTTCAATTGGCGGCACAGGTTTCGCCGGTTCAAAAGGTGATGTCGGGTTCACAGGATCCGTAGGTTTCACCGGTTCGGCCGGCGCAACTGGATTTACTGGCAGTGTAGGATTCACCGGTTCAAGAGGCACAACTGGTTTCACAGGCAGTGTTGGATTTACTGGTTCACAAGGTTCAACTGGTTTTACTGGTAGCGTAGGATTCACCGGCAGTAAAGGTGACACAGGATTTACCGGCAGTGTTGGCGCAACAGGATTTACTGGTTCAATTGGTTTCACCGGTTCGTCTGGTGGCACTGGTTTCACTGGTTCTGTCGGTTTCACTGGTTCGAAAGGTGCAGACGGTCAATTTGGCGGCGCATCGTTCTACTATCGCACACTGACAAAGACTGACCTGACAAATCCCGGTGATGGTAATCTAAATCTCAACAACGCAACACCAGCGTCTGCAACTATTTTTGTCATTGACTATCAGGATAGATTTTCGTCTAACATCGAATCTTTCCTGAGAACTGTTGACGATTCTACTTCTTCGATTAAAGGTCAGGTCAAACTGACAGAAGAAGCCAACAATCAGAATTTCATCATCTATGCGATTACAGGCACAAGTACTGCCAATGTCACGCATTATCAAATTCCTATCTCTTATCTGTCGGGACCTGCCACAACATTCACCAACTTGGCGAATGCCGTTGTGTCGTTTGTGGTCAGTGGTGACAGAGGTGACCAAGGTTTCACCGGTTCAAAAGGCGATACTGGATTTACAGGGTCACTAGGTTTCACCGGTTCAAAAGGTGATACTGGATTTACAGGTTCAGTAGGATTTACTGGTTCGTTCGGCGCAACAGGATTCACTGGTTCGGTCGGTTTTACCGGTTCTCAAGGCACAACAGGTTTCACAGGCAGTGTCGGATTTACAGGCAGTAAAGGTGATACTGGTTTCACCGGCAGTGTTGGCTTCGCGGGTTCACAAGGTAATATCGGATTTACTGGTTCTGTAGGATTTACTGGTTCGAAAGGCGACATTGGTTTTACTGGTTCTCAAGGCACAACAGGATTTACCGGCAGTGTGGGATTCACCGGCAGTAAAGGTGATATTGGTTTTACTGGTTCACAAGGCACTCAAGGTTTCACCGGTTCAATTGGTGTAACCGGATTTACTGGTTCAATTGGTGCAACAGGATTCACAGGTAGCATAGGCGCAACAGGATTCACTGGATCCCAAGGTGCGACAGGCTTCACTGGTTCTGTTGGTTTCACTGGTTCGATTGGTGTAACAGGATTTACCGGTTCACAAGGTACAACAGGATTTACTGGTAGTGTTGGATTCACCGGCAGTAAAGGCGACACAGGATTCACCGGTTCAATTGGTGTAACTGGTTTCTCTGGTTCAGTAGGATTTACCGGTTCGCTTGGTTTCACTGGTTCGCAAGGTGCAGGATTTACTGGTTCAAAAGGTGATACAGGATTCACCGGCAGTGTTGGTTTCACTGGTTCAAAAGGTGCAGACGGTGTTCTTGGTGGCGATGGTTTCACCGGTTCTGTAGGTTTCACCGGCTCACAAGGCACAACAGGATTTACCGGTTCAAGAGGCGATACAGGATTTACTGGTTCAATTGGTTTCACCGGTTCACAAGGCGCCGGTTTCACCGGTTCAAAAGGTGATACTGGTACAACTGGTTTCACCGGTTCTGTAGGTTTCACCGGCTCACAAGGCACAACAGGATTTACCGGTTCAATCGGCACAACAGGATTCACAGGTTCAGTTGGTGCAACAGGTTTCACTGGTTCGATTGGCGTAACAGGATTTACTGGTTCAGTAGGATTCACCGGCTCACAAGGCACAACTGGATTTACTGGTAGCGTAGGATTCACCGGCAGTAAAGGTGATATTGGTTTTACAGGTAGCATAGGTTTCACCGGTTCACAAGGCGCAACTGGATTTACTGGTAGTGTTGGTTTCACTGGTTCAAAAGGTGATATTGGATTTACTGGTTCTCAAGGTGCAACTGGATTTACTGGTTCATTGGGTTTCACCGGCAGTAAAGGTGATGTCGGGTTCACTGGTTCTCAAGGCGCAACTGGTTTCACTGGGTCACTTGGATTTACTGGCTCACAGGGCGCAACTGGATTCACAGGTTCAGTAGGATTTACTGGTTCGAAAGGTGATGTTGGTTTCACTGGCAGTGTCGGGTTTACCGGTTCAGTCGGATTTACTGGTTCGAAAGGTGATACTGGATTCACTGGTTCTGTTGGATTTACCGGTTCACAAGGCGCAACAGGATTTACAGGCAGTGTCGGGTTTACTGGATCCGTAGGTTTCACCGGTTCGCAAGGCACAACTGGTTTTACTGGTTCGATTGGCGTAACAGGATTCACCGGCAGTGTTGGTTTCACCGGCAGTAAAGGTGATACAGGATTTACCGGCAGTGTTGGATTTACTGGCTCTCAAGGCGCAACTGGTTTCACTGGTTCAATTGGCGTAACTGGATTTACTGGTTCAATCGGATTCACCGGTTCAAAAGGTGCAGACGGTCAGTTTGGTGGTGCGTCATTCTACTACAGATACTTGACCAAAACTGACCTGACAAATCCCGGTGATGGTAACCTAAATCTCAACAACGGAACATTTGCATCTGCCACTGTTTTCGTAATCGATTATCAGGATAGATTCTCGACAAATATTGCTTCGTTCCTACAGACCGTTGACGATTCAACATCGTCTATCAAAGGTCAAGTCAAACTGACAGAAGAGGCGAATAATCTCAACTTTGTCATTTACGCTATCACAGGCACAAGCACATCGAATGTAACTCACTACGAGATTCCTATTTCGTATCTGTCTGGTCCTGCGACATCAATTACCAACTTGGCAAACGCTGTCGTATCGTTTGTCGTAACAGGTGACAGAGGTACAACAGGATTTACTGGTTCACAAGGTTCAACTGGTTTTACTGGTAGCGTAGGATTCACCGGTTCAAAAGGCGATACTGGATTCACCGGCAGTGTTGGATTTACTGGTTCTCAAGGCGCAACAGGATTTACTGGTTCAATTGGTTTCACCGGCAGTAAAGGTGACACAGGATTCACCGGTAGCGTAGGATTTACTGGCAGTGTAGGATTTACTGGTTCTCAAGGCGCAACTGGTTTCACTGGTAGCGTAGGATTTACCGGCAGTAAAGGCGATACTGGTTTCACTGGCTCAGTAGGATTCACCGGCAGTAAAGGTGATATCGGATTTACCGGCAGTGTAGGATTCACAGGCAGTGTTGGTTTCACCGGTTCAAGAGGCGCCACAGGTTTCACCGGTTCTGTTGGATTTACTGGTTCTCAAGGCACAACAGGATTTACCGGTTCGATTGGCGTAACTGGATTTACTGGTAGTATTGGTTTCACTGGTTCTCAAGGCACAACTGGTTTTACTGGTTCGATTGGTGCAACTGGATTTACAGGTTCAGTAGGATTTACTGGCTCTCAAGGTGCAACTGGATTTACCGGCAGTGTAGGATTTACTGGTAGCGTAGGATTCACCGGTTCAAGAGGTGATGTTGGTTTCACCGGCAGTAAAGGTGATATTGGATTCACAGGTAGCATAGGATTCACCGGTTCAAAAGGCGACATCGGTTTTACTGGTTCACAAGGCACTCAAGGTTTCACTGGTTCGATTGGTGTAACCGGATTTACTGGTTCAGTAGGATTTACTGGCAGTAAAGGTGACACAGGATTTACTGGTTCAGTAGGATTCACCGGCAGTAAAGGTGATATCGGATTTACTGGTTCACAAGGCGCAACTGGATTTACCGGCAGTGTTGGATTCACCGGTTCAAAAGGCGATACAGGATTTACAGGCAGTGTTGGATTTACTGGTTCTGTTGGATTTACTGGTTCTCAAGGTGCAACTGGATTCACAGGTTCAGTAGGTTTCACCGGCAGTAAAGGCGATACAGGATTTACCGGCAGTGTAGGATTCACAGGCAGTGTTGGTTTCACCGGTAGTAAAGGTGATGTTGGTTTCACCGGTTCACAAGGCACAACAGGATTTACCGGCAGTGTTGGATTCACTGGCAGTAAAGGTGATACTGGATTCACCGGTTCGATTGGTGCAACAGGATTCACAGGCAGTGTAGGATTTACTGGTTCTCAAGGTGCAACAGGATTCACAGGTTCGGTTGGTTTCACTGGTTCTCAAGGTACAACAGGATTCACCGGCAGTGTAGGATTTACTGGTAGCGTAGGATTCACCGGCAGTAAAGGTGACACAGGATTTACTGGCAGTGTTGGATTTACTGGTTCACAAGGCGCAACTGGATTCACAGGTTCAGTAGGATTTACTGGTAGTGTTGGATTCACTGGTTCAAAAGGTGACACAGGATTTACCGGTTCAGTAGGATTCACAGGCTCACAAGGCACAACAGGATTTACTGGTTCAGTAGGATTCACCGGCAGTAAAGGTGATATTGGTTTTACAGGTTCAGTAGGATTTACTGGTTCTCAAGGCGCAACTGGATTTACTGGTTCAGTAGGATTTACTGGTTCGCGAGGCACAACAGGATTCACCGGCAGTGTCGGTTTCACTGGTTCTGCCGGCCCAACCGGTGGTTCGACCACACAAGTTCTGTATAACAACGCCGGCACAGCAAGTGGTTCACCTACATTTACATTCAACAACACAACCAACACAGTCAATGTTGCAAACTTGAATGTCACGAATACGGCGACTGTCAATGCAGAATCGTGGACAGTATCGAACACCGTCAACACAACTATCATTGGTCCCGGTTTTATCACAATTGACGGTCTGCGTGTTGGTTATCGTGATATTCCACCAAACATCCAAAACGCAACTTACTCAACTGTTGCGGCCGATGCTGGTAAAATGGTTGGTAAAAACAACGCGACCGCATACACATACACGATTGCAAACAACGCAACTGTTCCGGCTGAAATTGGTACCGCGATTTCGTTCTTCAATGCCAACGCGACAAGTAACTTGACAATCAGTATTGCGGCTTCGGATACAATGTATCTTGCAGGTACAACCACAACAGGTTCGCGCACACTGAAACCTTGGGGTTTTGCAACTGCTGTCAAGGTGCAGACAACAATTTGGTTAATTTCAGGTAACGGTCTGGTATAATGAGCGCAGTTCAACAAGCCACACTGATGAATCAAGATGCTGTTGCCGCAATCTCAATGAGTTTCGTCACATCAACTTCATCGACCACAACCAGTCATACAGTCAGCGCATCAGCACAAGCTGGTGACATTGCAATTATTCATATGGCGGCCAACGGTTCTGGCGGTTACGCCGGCGCGCCGCCAGCAGGATGGTCTAACACAACATATGCGCGTACAACAACAGGTACGGGTGCGGTCTGGGGGTCTTTTGCGTGGAAACAATTGGTATCAGGTGACATCGGTGCAACATTGACCGGTTTGCCAACAGGCGGTGGTTGGGGCAACAGTGTTATTGCATATTTCCGACCATCAAAAGCAATCACCGCGAACTCTGTTGTCGGCACACCAAACCAAGAAGCTTCCAATGGTGCGCCAGCCACACAAAGTAACAATGTGCTGACATCCAATGTTCCACCCAACATATTGGTTGCGGGATATATCTCAAACGGTACAATTACTGCGCGAACTTCTTCTGTAACAATGACTGAAATTGTACAGAGAACCAACAATGTGTACTTAAAATACAAAATATACAACATCGGCGATACTCTAGAAAACTCTACGGTGAGCATGGCCGACTTTGGTAACAATATGTTACATTCGTTTTACCTAACAATATCCTAAGGATTAGAAATGAGCAGAACACTCACAACAGAAAATGCAACGGTCAAAAGAGAACTTGTTTCTCCTACGACTGTTATCAATTGGGATCCACTTTCGAATAGTGGCACATTAATGTTTCAGATGCAAGAAATGATTTATGTGAATGACCAGTTCATCAAGTCTGCACCAGTCAACAATATTTCAATGACCATTCAAGAGTTGGTTTCCAGAACATACACGGTAGAGGTAGAACCGGGAGTTTTTGTTGATGTGCCCGGTGGTTTGATTATGTTGGCGTTCAAGAAAGCATTTGAAGAAACCGTAACACTAAACAATCTAGGTTATCCTGTAGCATAATGCCAGTTACATTCACCAATCTGCGTATTCGACAGTCTGCATTTACATTTACTCCGGTCACCCGCACATACACATCAGGCACAGGCGCCACTGAAACTGCACCAGCGGGCGCGACCAATGTGATTATTGCAGTTTGGGGTGGCGGCGGCGGCGGTGCAGGCGGATGGTTTTCTGATGTTGATGAATCCGGCGGCGGCGGTGGCGCCGGTGGATATAGTGAAACTTCTGTTGCTATTTCTGGTGGTCAAACACTGACATATACAGTTGGTGCTTTTGGTGGTGGCGGCATTCCGGACGGCGGACCGGGTGTCGCCGGCGGCAACTCTTCGGTTTCGAGTGGCACAAAATCAATAACTACGATGACAGCTGTTGGTGGTGGTGGCGGCCTTCAATTGTCCGGCGGCACCGGCGGTACTGCTAGTGGCGGCACAACAACCAATACAACCGGCGGAAGTGGCGACATTGGTTCCGGTGGTGCGCCTGTAGTTGGATGGAACTCGAATGCTGCCGGTGACGGCGGCCTCGGCGGATTTGGATTCTCTTCATCCGGCGTTGACGGCGCCACGGGTCAAATCATTTTCTACTACACATAATCCATGCCTAAATAAAAGATAATTCAGGAATACTACAATGGCTAAACCAACAACACGCAAACAATTCAAAGATTACTGCCTACGCCGTCTGGGTTGGCCAGTTATTGATATCAATGTGGATGACGACCAAGTAGAAGACAGAATTGACGATGCTATTCAGTTTTTCCACGACTATCACTTCGATGGCTGTGAAAAAATTTACATGAAGCACAAGTTCACACAAGAAGACATTGACCGTCGTTGGATTTACTGTCCTGACCCAATCATCTTTGTGACCGCGGTTCTTCCATTTGACGATTCGAACTCTTCTATCAATATGTTCGACTTGCGTTACCAATTGCGATTGCATGACCTGTATGACTTTACTTCGGTATCATATGTGTCATATGAAATCACCATGCAACACATCCGCACACTGAATCTGTTGTTCTCGGGTACACCACAATTCCGTTTCAATCGTCACCAGAATAAACTGTTTCTTGATATCGACTGGTCACGCGATGCAACCGTCGGAGAATATGTAATCATCGAGTGTTACCGTTCGCTTGCACCGGACTCGGTTACTCTTTCTGGTGTTGTTACTGGCGGAACAGGAACCAAAACTCTGACCGGCACCGGCACCGCATTTGACCAAGAAATCATCGAAAACGATTTTATCACACTCGCTGATGGTCAAGAAGTACAAGTGCGAACCATCAATTCACCGACCGAGGTTGTATTGACCAATGCACTGACGGCAGATGTCAACGATGTGACGATGACAAAAGCAGGCGCGTCTGATGTGTGGAATGACCGATTCTTGAAACAGTACGCAACCGCGAAAATCAAATATCAGTGGGGTTCGAATCTAAGTAAGTTCGCCGGCATTCAATTGCCAGGCGGTGTGACTCTGGATGGTCCAAGAATCATGACAGAGGCGCAAGCCGAGATTGACAAGATTGAAGAAGAAATGCAAGTGTACAATGTTCTGCCTAACGAAATCATGATGGGTTGATATGTCCACCAATCTGTACTTCAACAACTATCCGAAGAACATCACATCGGAACAATTACTGGTCGAAGACTTGGTAATCGAAGCTATGCAGATGCATGGTATGGATGTGTATTATATGCCACGCACATCACGCGATGAAGTGGACTATATCTTTGGTGAAGACCCATTGAAACAGTACACTCGCGCATACCCAATTGAAATGTATCTTGAAAATGTTACGGGTATGGAAGGCGAACAGGACTTCATTTCAAAATTTGGTCTTGAAATCCGAGATGAAATCACAATGCTGGTTTCTCGCCGCAGATTCAAGTCAATTGTACCACAGGTCAGACCAAAAGAAGGCGACCTGATTTATGTTCCTCTGGTTGACGGTTTCTTTGAACTTGTTTTTGCTGAACACGAAAACGAACAATCGATGTTCTACTCTTTGGGTCGCGGTCGTGGCGGCAACATCTATGTCTATGCACTGAAACTGAAACAATTCGTTTTCTCTAACGAAATTGTCAACACAGGAATCGAAGCCATCGACAACAATATCCGTGATTACTACTCACGCAAGAACTTCGTTTTGGGTTCCGTATCTGGTCGATTCCTCAATGACGAAATCATTTATCAAGGTGCGTCACTTGCAACTGCAAACGCGCAAGCATTGGTTCACGATTTCCATCCATCGACAGATATCGATGTTTACCGCATCCAAGGTCTGTTCAAGAATGGTCAGACCATCAGAGGTAACACATCTAATGCAAGTGCGACAATCATTGTAAATTCAGATGCGCCATCAATGAATACCGTATTCGAAGACATTCAAGACAATGCACGAATCGAAGCAGAGTCAATTAATCTGATTGACTTCTCCGAAACAAACCCGTTTGGTGACCCATAATGTTAGGTAACAATCATTTTTACAATCGAACTATTCGAAAACTGGTCGTTGCATTCGGTTCGATTTTCAATGACATCGAGGTTCGCCGCTTCAAGAAAGACGGCACAACTCCGTCAAAAGAGAGATTCAAAGTTCCTCTTGTTTACGGACCAAAAGAAAAGTATCTGACACTGATTACTTCCGACCCGACAAACACCAAATCGATTAATGTTTTGGTGCCACGCATTTCGTTTTCGTTGGATAGTCTGACATACGATATGTCTCGCAAACAAATGTCCACTTTGCAGAATTTTTCATTCACAGATGCAGGTGGTTTGAAAACGCAGTATGCACCGATTCCGTATAATTTTGAATTTTCGGTTTCAATCTATGTGCGCAACACCGAAGATGGTACACAGATTCTAGAGCAGATTCTTCCGTTCTTCACACCAGACTACACAATGACACTGAACTTGAATCCTGAAATGTCACAGAAGTACGATATTCCTGTCATTCTCAATTCAGTATCAACCATGGTTGATTATGAAGGCGACACATCAACCTCGCGACTGATTATTTGGGATTTGTCTTTCACCATGAAAGGTTTCATTTACCCACCTGTCAAAGGTGGTGTTGATGAAGATGGTGAGTCAAACGGAACAAGAAGAGGTGTGATTCGCCGCGCGAATACCAACTTCTATCTAATGGCAGAAGAAAAAAGTTCGGCACAGAAAGTCTATGTCGATTCCGCAAATGGATTCGGTGTATTCGCAACGGGAGAAACGGTGCGAGTTGCTGATGGCAGTGCTGTAGGAAAAGTTGCGTATTTTGCCAACAACAGTACCGGAGTACTTGTTGTCGAAGAAATGAACGGATTCTTGAATGTCGGTGATACACTCATCGGCGATTATACAAATTCTAAATACACCATATCAACGATTGATTTGGTTCCTTACAGAGCAGTTGCGATTGTCGTGGAACCAGACCCGTTCAGTGCAAACGTTGATGATGACTATGGATACACAGAAACAATTGTTGAATACACATGAGTAAAGTTGAGAAAAGTTTATCTGATATGTTCAATCTGGATGCAATGCTTCCGCCGGAAGTAATAGAAGCACAACCAGTAGAACCAGAACAAAGTCGTGATGTCGTTGATGACTCAGAGTTTGCTAGAAAGAACATTCGCGAACTTCTTGAGAAAGGCGGTGTTGCAATGGAAAGACTGATGGCGGTCGCCAAAGAATCCGAGAAGTCAAGAGACTATGAAGTTCTTGGCACACTCATCAAAAACCTGTCCGACCTAAATAAGGACTTAATGGAAATCCACAAAAAGGAGAAAGAATTGACTCCTTTGAATGGCGGCCAACAAAAGAAATTGGGCAATGGTGTTAATGTCGATAAGGCAATTTTTGTCGGTACAACAACCGAACTCGTCAAACTACTGAAAGAAAAACCACAGGAATAAAAATGGAAACTCTAATCGAACTGATGAAGAAATTGCTGGCAGACGAATATGCCATGTATCTGAAAACACAAAACTATCACTGGAATGTTGAAGGTCCAGACTTCCCACAATATCACGCATTCTTTGGTGACCTGTATGCCGAATTGGCAGTTGCGATTGACCAGACCGCAGAACAAATCCGCGCACTGGGTGCATACGCGCCAGGCTCTTTCAAGAGATTTGCAGAATTGACCGAAGTCGAAGATGAGTTGAACATTCCACAAAGCAGTCAAATGGTTGCAAACCTGATTGGTGACAATCAAACAATTCTTGACACACTATTGATGGCAACAAAACTGGCAGAGAACTTTGAAAAAAGAGGTCTCGTAAATTTCCTTGAAGGCAGATTAGATATTCACAGCAAACACGCTTGGATGCTTAAATCGATTGTAAAATAATGGCAAAAAAAGATGATGGTTACCTAGGCAATCCTAGGTTAAAGAGAGCAGGTGAGATAGTTGAGTACACAGAAGACGAAGCACGCGAATTAGCAAAGTGCATCGAAGACCCTGTTTACTTCATTAAAAATTATGTGAAAATCGTGAACGTGGACCGAGGTCTTGTTCCGTTTGATATGTGGCCATTCCAAGAGGACATGGTCCGCAATTATCATCAGAACCGATTTACGATTGCAAAAATGCCTCGTCAGGTCGGTAAGACAACAACATCGGCAGGTTTCATGTTGTGGTCAGCACTGTTCCAAGATAACTATACTATCGCAATTCTGGCGAACAAAGGTTCACTTGCGAGAGAAATTCTTGAGCGCGTCAAGTACGCATTCGAATATCTACCGAAGTGGATGCAACAAGGTATCGTTACATGGAACAAAGGTAACATCGAACTTGAAAACGGTTCAAAGATTGTTGCGGCGGCCACATCGGCATCCGGTGTCCGAGGTGGTTCTTACAACCTAATTTTCCTTGACGAATTCGCATTCGTGCCACACAACATGGCAGTCGAATTCTTCACCGCGACATATCCCGTTATTTCATCTGGTACAACAACCAAAGTCATCATTGTTTCAACACCGAACGGACTCAATCTGTTCTACAAAATGTGGATGGATGCAATCGAGAAACGCTCGTTGTATGTACCTCTTGAGATTCACTGGTCACAGGTTCCCGGTCGCGATGAAAAGTGGCGAGAAGAAACAGTCCGAAATACCAGTGAAGAACAGTTCAGACAAGAATTTGAAACAGAATTTATCGGTTCATCCGCAACATTGATTTCCGGTTCGAAATTGCGCACACTTGCCTACTTCGACCCGATTGAAATGGATGACAATGGTCTGTACATTTTCGAACAACCAAAGAAAGGTCACCTGTACATTCTGTCTGTTGACAGTTCTGAAGGTGCAGGCCAAGACTATTCAACCATCAATGTTCTGGATGTCACGCAGTCACCGTATGTGCAAGTCGCGAGATTCAGAAACAACAAACTTCCATTATTGTTCTTCCCGACCATGATTTATTCGTTGGCGAGAAAATATAATGAGGCATTCGTACTTGTCGAAATCAACAGTATTGGCCAACAAGTTGCCGATATTCTACACTATGACCTTGAGTACGAAAATGTGTTCAAAGTTGAAATGCACAAAGTCAAGGGACAATCCGTGGCTGGTGGTTTCAAGAAGAACTCAAAACTGGGTGTTAAAACAACCAAGACGGTCAAACGAGTCGGTTGCGCTAACCTCAAAACACTAGTAGAAACAGACAAATTAATCATTAAAGATTTTGATACTATTGCTGAATTGAATACCTTTGTGCGTGTCCGAGATTCTTATGAAGCGGATGAAGGTTCTAACGATGACCTTGTAATGGGTTTAGTATTGTTCTCATGGTTGGTCTCGCAAAGTTATTTCAAAGAATCAGCAAAAATCGACATTCGAAAGGTTTTGTTGGAAGAGGAAGAACTTTTAGGAGATGAATCCATGACACCATTTGGACTCATCGATGACGGACAAAGTTATGAACTGTTCAACGATGGTCGAGATGTGTGGACTCCAGTAGGAAATCAACGCGGTTTGTTCTAAATATACAATTAACTAAATAGAATATAGAATTCTGACCCTCAACAAAAGGAGAAATCCATGGCATTTCAGCTATCACCGGGGATTAACGTTTCAGAGATTGACCTGACAACGGCCGTCCCTTCCGTCGCGACTTCTATCGGCGGATTTGCTGGTAAGTTTGCTTGGGGACCAATCAACCAGATTGTCAGCATTGGCAACGAAGTCCGTCTTGCGGAAACTTTCGGTAAGCCTGATGGTGACAATTACGAATATTGGTTCTCTGCGGCTAACTTCCTAGCATACTCAAACAACCTTAAAGTCGTCCGTGCCGCTGGCACAGGAACACTCAACGCTACTGCAAATGGTGGTGTTCTGATTGAAAACGAAACTGACTACCTAGAAAACCACAGAGGCGCGAACACCAATGGTGCATTTGCGGCGAAATATGCTGGCGCGCTGGGTAACGGTCTGCGTGTTGAAATCTGCCCTAACCCAGAAGCGTTCTCAAACAACTTTGGCACCGGCGCAATTACCGCCGCGGTCGCAAACACCGACACCGTAATCAATGTTGCTTCTTCTTTGTCATATCAAATCGCAGAAGGTGACAGCATTCAATTGTCGGCAAACGGTTCTTCAACCAGTTACTTGACTGTTGCTTCGGTAAACGCCGTAGCAAACACCGTCACACTGACAACTCCAGTAGGAACAGCATTCAATGTTACTGCAAACACTTCCCTGACTCGCCGTTGGAGATACTACTCACAATTCACAGACGCACCGGGAACTTCCGATTATGCTGACCGTGCGGGTGGTGCAGATGACGAAATGCACATTGTTGTCATCGACACACAATCGAAGTTCAGTACTGCGGCTAACACCGTTGTTGAAAAGTTCGGTTTTGTTTCGAAGGCATCTGATGCGAAGAACTCTGATGGTTCAACAAACTACTATGCCGATGTGTTGGCAAACCGTTCGAAATATATCTGGTGGTTGTCACACCCAGCTCAGTCTAACAACTGGGGTGGTGTTGCCGCAAACACATTCACTGAAGCCGCAATCGCAGTCGGCGCACCAGCAAACTATGCAAACACACTTGCTGGCGGTGCAGACGGAACAATCGCACCAGCCAACATCACAACTGCATATGACATCTTTGCTGATGCAGATGCAACTGATGTTTCTCTGCTTGTCTCTGGTCCTGCAAACGAAACTGTTGCTGACGCACTGGCAGCTCTTGCTGAAACAAGAAAAGACTGCATGGTATTCGTATCTCCTGAAAAGGCAGATGTTGTTGACAACTCAGGTTCGGAAGTCACTGACATCCTGACCTACAGAACTGCACTGACATCTTCTTCTTACGTTGTCATGGACAGCGGTTGGAAATACCAGTACGACAAGTACAACGATACATACCGTTGGGTTCCATTGAACGGTGATATCGCTGGTCTGTGCGCTCGCGCTGACCTTGAAAGAGACCCATGGATTTCTCCAGCAGGTCCGCAACGCGGCATCATCAAGAATATCGTCAAGTTGGCATTCAATCCATCGAAAGCAGAACGCGATGATTTGTACACCAAGGGTATCAACCCAGTCGTGACATTCTCCGGTGAAGGCACCATGTTGTATGGTGACAAGACTCTGTTGAACCGCCCAAGCGCATTTGACCGAATCAATGTTCGCCGTCTGTTCATTGTACTTGAGAAATCAATCAGCCGTGCTTCTCGCTCGACCCTGTTCGAATTCAACGACCAATTCACACGCGCTCAGTTCATCAACCTTGTTGAACCATACCTGCGTGATGTACAAGGTCGCCGTGGTATTTCGGACTTCCGAGTTGTTTGTGATGAAACCAACAACACACCAGAAGTAATTGACCGCAACGAATTCGTAGGTGACATCTATATCAAGCCAGCACGCTCTGTCAACTTTATCCAGTTGAACTTCGTGGCGGCAAGAACAGGTGTTTCATTCGATGAAATTGTCGGCAGTTTCTAACTAAATA